GTGGAATATAAACTTGTCAAATAAAATAAAAGAAATACATAATACTATTGAATTATGGAAAGATGATACACCATCTTACAGTTATGTATATTTAAAAACGATTTTATTAATAACCTGGAAAGAGTTTATTAAAATAAATGTTCATTATAATGATAAAATTATAACGGATTATTTAATTAAATATAAAGATTTACCAATAATTCTATAAAATAAAGAAATTATTAAAAAAGAAATTGCAAAAATACCAGATGAATTAAATAATTCATTAAGATTAACACGATCAGGAAATCTATAATTTTATATACTTATTTTTTAAGAGTGATGGATATTTGTAAATCATTTGATTGTATAGTTAATGCACAATTATCACCTGTTACAAAGAAAGTGTATTTAGAAAGGTTAAGATATATTATAAACGATACACAGGTAGAATTAAATGAAATTTTAATAAATCCAGATAAATATTTAAAATGGGTAGAAGAACATTCATCTACACCTCAAACACAAAAAAGTTATATATCAGCAATACTAGCTGTATTTAAACACACTCCAGGTTTAAAAGATAAGTATAGGCAACACTATTATAAATGGTATGAAGGTTTTAAGAAGAACCACAATAGTATAGATGAGAATTATAAACATAATAAACCAAGTGAAAAACAGAAAGCAGGTTATGTAGAATATAAAGATATTATTAAGAAACGTGATTCACTACCAGAAGGTTCAAAAGAACGTTTGTTATTATCATTATATACTTATTTACCACCTTTGAGAAGTGATTTTAATAAGATATACATATATGAAAAAGAACCTAAAACATATGAATATGATAATTATATAACTTTATTTGAAGATAAACCAAAATTAGTATTACAAGAATATAAAACAGCAAAAACAAATGAAATTTATGAAAAAGAATTACCAGATGAGTTAGTAAAAGAAATTAAAATTAGCTTGAAAAATAATCCAAGAGAATGGCTATTTATGGATAGAACAAAAAATTATTATAGAAGCTCTTCATTTACAAAATGGATAAATAGAACATTAAAGAAACTGTTTGGAAAACCATTAACTATATCACTAATACGCCATTCTTATATAAACCAATTAGACTTTAATAAATTAACTGTAAAACAAAAAGAAGATATTGCAAACGATATGAGACATACAACTAATACCCAAGACCGTTATAGATTAATATTTAATTGATTAATGAAAATACTAATTTAAAAAAGAATATTCTAAATAGTAGAGACTATATATAATAATGCCAATTGAAGATATAGATTTTTTAAAACAAAATAGTAAAAAAGAAAATTATGTTTTTATGGTTGATAGTAGAGATAGGGATAAAATTGCTTATCCAAATCCATCTGAGTATGTTGTAGAATTTACTACACCTTTTAGACATGTAATAGGATTAAATGTAATAGATGCTTCTATACCAAGAACAATGTACAACGTAGATACGTATAATAATGAGTTAAAGTTTTTCATACATTCTTCTAATTATGATTTAAACTCATTATCATTAGATAGTTTCCAAACAGCAACATTAGAGCCAGGAGATTATACTATTCAAACTTTACAAACTGAATTAACAACTAAGTTAGCTATGAACTTAAACAATAATAGTAATTTACCAGAAATAAATATTACAGCAACTCCTTTAAGTAATCCACCAGATGTAAAAAATAGATTAAGTTTTTCTTGTCCTTATCCTTTTATATTTGATATGAAAAACTCATCAATTGCAGAATCTTTAGGTTTTGATGCTTTTGTTAGAGTATCAGAATATGATAAAACTGAAATAACAAGAAATTATGACCCTTATATATTAAATAATTACTCAGGTATTACTGATAGTAATGTTATTTCAAGTTATGGATTGTTTAAAATTAATAAAACAGTAGATGAAGTTACAAACTACTTATTATCTAATTCTAATACCACGTATATAACAGATTATACAGAAGCAAATAATTTAGCAAAATTGATAGAACCTTATGGAACTAATAACCAACTTTTTCATTCAGTAGATATACCATTTAGTGAATTAATTACATTAGATGCTGCTGAAGTTGCTAAGAATACATTCACATTATTTGAAGGTCCAAGAGGTGTTATACGTACAGAAAATATGAATGATAGAATTGTTGCACAACGTTTCTATGTAGAATCTAAGACTAACTTGAAAAATATATATGCTGCTTTACAAACAGATACTTTATCTCCTTCCAGTATAGTTCAGTTTTCTATTCAAAAAGATAGTAATAATTCTCCAGACGGTATTGAGTTAGAAACAGGTAGTATAGCAGTTTCTTTCGTAGATGGTTCTTTATCTGATTCTACTAATTTATCTTTAGCACTTGAAGCAGATACATACTATTGGATAGTATTTAATACAAATGAAACCATTAAAATATATTATAACGACGTATTAACAACTACAACACCATTTAAATATTCAACTGATTCTGGTTCAACTTGGACTAGTTATGATGATACTGTAAATGATATTTATTTCCAATTATCTGTAAGAGTAGCTGTATGTAATGATTATCACGAAATTCAATCACCTGGTATATACTCTTTAGTTGGAGAAAGATATATTACAATTAGATGTCCTGAAATAGAAGAAAATAGTTACCGTTCTCTGTCTTACTCTAAATATAATTTAGGTATTGCAAAAATAAGATTAGGTATAGTGGGTTACTCTGATGAACGTTTTGATTATTCAAATGTACCTTCAAGAGAGTTTCATCCTATTGGTAAATTATCAAGATTAACCATACGTTTCGAAACAGCATCTGGAAGATTATATGATTTTAAAGATGTTAATCATACAATAACGTTTAGTATTAAATATTATGAGCCAAGTGGTAATTCTACATTTAAAAAATCAATTATTAATAGTAACTATGATGGTGATTTTATGAAATATCAATATTTCCAACAGGAACAAGAAGAGGATAGTGACGATCAAGATTTAGATTATAATAGGGATGATTTTGAAAAATACAAAACAAATGAAGCAAGAAATTTACCTAAAATGGTAGCACAAAGAAATATACAAATGTTCTATGATTTAAATTACGAAGAAGATGATGAAGAAGATGATGAGGAAGATGATAATGATGAATAAGAACTTGACCGTGAGAATGAATGATTATTTATAAAGTCTTTAAATTCTTTTTTACTGGGTAAATAACCTCTTTGTAAATATTTTAAAGGTATTTTTTCTTTTTGCGCTATAATACGTAATAAGTTTTTATTTTGCTCTATGATTATATTGTATATAATTTCAAATATTTTTTCATGCATTATTTGATATTCATCTTGATAAATAATATTATTCTCCATCCTATTCTTATTTAAACTCTTCTATTTTATTTATTAATTTTTATACTTTTTATTTCAATTTTTATAATTACTAAAAAAATATAACTACAAATTTTGACAAAAAAATCAAAAAAATAAAAAAGAATTTTAAAAATCAATTTTCAAAAAAGAATTTGAAAAAATCAAAAATTTATGTTAAATTTGTAGTTATATTTTATTTATATATGTGTTAGTTTATTTCAGAGTAACAATTCTTATCAGCACAGAAACCTTCTACATCATCTTTATCTTTCTTAAATTGATTATCTATTTGTTTTAAGAACTTTTCAATTAGTTTATCAGTTAATACTCCCGCTTGGATTAGTTTATCTAATTCTGTACTTGATAACATATTTTTAGTTATTTGTTCGAATAATTCTTTTTCTTCATTTGTTAATTCATTTTCTAATAAATTGTTGCTATTAACAGTTTCAGTTTCAGTTTCAGTTTCTACTTTTTCTATTTTTTCATTATCATTATTATTGGATTTCATATTTTCTTGTGTATTTATGACAGGTGTTGTATTTTTAAGAGCTTCTTTAATAGAACTATCTAACATAGCATCAGTAGGTTGTTGTTCTTCTGGTTCAGTTGTTGTAGGAGAAGTCATTACAGGTTCTTCTGGTTCAGTTGTAGGGGGAGAAGTTATAGTAGGTTCTCCAATTTGAGATTTTCTTTCGCTATTTTTTATATTAGAAACCTTATTATCTGTTCGTGTCATAGGTGTAGGGATTATATAAGAATCTTCGAAACCTTCTGTAATATTAACACTACTACCTATCAAGATTGAAACAATTATTAATAATACAGTTGCAATAATTACTATTAAAAATATATTATCTGTAGATAATTTATTTGATTTCATTTACTTTATCTTCTACTTCATTTAATATATTTTATTTTACTATTATACTTCAGCAATTTTTTTACTAAACTTATTATTAAATCTATCTCTACGTAATGTTACAAAACCTTTTTGTTTTCCATAACAATTAATAATAAATTGTTCGTATAGTTCTTCCTTAGAAAATGCGTTATTTATTAATGTATAATGAAGTAATTGGATGATACATTGGATGTCATTATTATTTGTATTCAAAAATATTTCATATAATTGCTTAAGTAACGAGTGTATTGATAACATATTACAGTTATTATAATTAATATATGATACACAACTACGTGCTGTAAAGATATACATTATTTTTATACCGTTATATGACATACAAATATAATCACTCATCAATTCATTACCATTATATACGTGGTCTATTTTAAAAAGTTTATCATTTACATTTTTAATTAAGTCATTAATAGATTTCACACTAACATCTTCAGCAAGAATATATCTAATTGGTTTCAAATTATTTGAAATATCAAAATCTTTTTTAACACTCTTTTTAAAGTTTTTATCATTTACTATATATGTTTTAATAGTGTTCCATCCAAACTCTTTATATTCTTTAGATGAAATCCATTTTTTTATTGAATTATTAACACTATCAGGAATATCTATAAAGTATTTATTAATATCAATATTACAATTTAGTTTGATTGGATAACTTAAATACATATATACTAATCTATTAAATATTTTAGTCCATCTATGAGAGTCTAATGGTTGAGAAAGCATAGCGTGAAGACTATACTTTAGGTAATTAATATTAACAGTTGGAATACCAATAGATGTATTTTGAGAACATTTTAATAATTTTTTAAAAACATCCTCACTTACTACTGAAAAATCTATCAATTGTAACCCTTCTACATATAGTTTAAAAGTGTTTTTATGTAAAGCTTCTTTTAAGTATAAAGTTTCTAACTTTTGTTTTTTAAAAATAGTTTTCATATCTTTTACTATTTTATCTAATTTAGTACAATATACATCAATATCTGGTAATTCATATTCTCCATATATTTTATATCTTTTTGGTAATATTTCATTTATAGCAGTTCCTCCATATAATAAAACTTTATGCTTTCTTAATACTTTAAAAGCTAACTCAAATAGATAATAATATTTTTCATAATTTTGTTTATTAATTTCATCTTGTTTTAAATTTGAAATATCTGTAATCTTTTCAAGTTCTCTATCTATTTTTTTTAAAATATTTCTTTTAATTGTTATATTATTCATAATATATATATCTAATTATTCAATACAAATAAAATTAAAATATCTTATTCATTATAGATAAAAAGATATATGTTTGAAGGAAGCGATTTAAATATGGCATACGGTGGAATGGATAACTATCAACAACCTATGTTACAACCTCCTATGGTTCAACAACAAAATCAACCTGTAATGATGCAACAACAACCTACTAAACAAATGGTATCAGTACAACAACCAGAAGATGTAGTATATCAACCCCCTGCTGAAATGTATGATAAGATAAACACTTCTAAATCACATTCTAAAGGAAGACCAGGATTTATTGATAGACTTGCTGGAAAAAGAGTTGAATTAATGAAGGTAATGATGTTTGCCTTTATTATTCTATTCGCAATTTCTATGGATAAATTATTTACTCATTACATATCACAATACATATCACAATCTATCTTAACTGATACACAAGAATTACTTATTCGTGCTGCTTATCCAGTAGCTATACTATTAGTTATATGGATTGTTAAAGCAATATAATAATTTTAATTAATTTATTTTTGTATTTTTATTATTATAATACATTAGAAGTAGATATTAATGGACCAATCAACATTAAATAAAAAAGAAACACAAAACGAACAACCACCAACAGCAACAGGACCAACACAAGAAACAAACGCACGAAATATTAATAGCAATATTAGAAGTTTGCCAACAAAATTAATGATACCATTTGTATTCTCATTAATTTGTATTATATTAAGTGTAATATTATCAATATACTATGTATTACTGTTTATAGGTAAATCAATCGAACAATATACATTATCAGCACCATTAAATCATCAAACATTAGATTATGAAAGTGTAAGTTCAAACTCTTTTGAGTTTAATACATCCTTTAACTATACCTATTTCCTAATATTACCAGGTTTGTCATTCCTTGGAATATTAACATTTGGTCTTATAAATATATTTACAGTAGATGAAAATTATAGATTGCCTCAAACTATTAGAAAAATGATAAGTGCAATGATAATATCACTTATAATAGTGCTTGCTTTACAAACCTCAGTATATTTATTTTCAAATAGAAATATTAAAAATGTTAAAAAAAGATTAGACGATTGTGATAACTACATCTGTAGTCGTATTTATAAAAATGTTAAGTTTCTTGAGTTTATAGATGAACCAAAAGGAAGTATTATATCTACAAGTAATTCTGTTAATAATGCTTTATCTTCTTTGAAAGAAGATATATCTATAGAAGATTATGCTAAGGCTTTCTATACAATCACTTTATTCAATCATTATCAAAAATTAAGTCTTACAAATCCTTCAATACATCAAGCTTTCGAATTATTTAATCCAAGTGTATTGTTATCATATAAAGGTTGCAAACCTTCAAAATACTTTAACAGATATGGTTCTTACATAGAAGATATAAGCGAAACCATAATTCGTCCAGCGTTACCAAGAACAATTACTAAAGATGCTATTAAGGTATCAAAAGCATTTGAATTATATAACGATTGGATAGTTAATACAAATAACTTAGCAAATGCTATTCAACCACAACAAGCTCTAAACTCATTTATAATTGTAATAATTTTAACAGTAATTATACAAATAGTTTATATAACAGTTATGTATAAAATGTTTAAAGTAAATACTGATGATGACATAACCGCTAAAGTAATTCAAAAAATATCTGTTATAATAATTTAAATTATAAAGTAATACTTTGTTTAGCTGATATATAATCAAAATTATTTTTATTAGATAATTCTTAAATAATTAAAAATATAACTACAAATTTTGACAAAAAAATCAAAAAAATAAAAAAGAATTTTAAAAATCAATTTTCAAAAAAGTTTTTAAAAAAATCAAAAATTTATGTTAAATTTGTAGTTATATTTTT